GCCGTTTACAACGGTCGTTACTGATGCTATGCGCGCCGATCTAATCAATCGGTTCGTAATACAGACCACCATCGCAGATACTCGTCAGATACTAACAGTATATGAACGGTGTCAGCGCGCTTGGGAACAAGCGCACATGCGAAATCAAGGTTGGACTACTCTTAGTGCAGAAGCAACTACGAGTAAAATAACGCAAACTGGCAAGGCAGGCTATAGGCCTACTTGGAGTAATCGTTATTGGCCCGTCCTTGAATGGGGCTTTAATCGCGAAGTCGGCGTCACTTCTAAAGTGTTCGCCGTTCTAAGGTTAGAGTATGATATCGCCAAAGCTGACCCCGTAAAATGGGTCGCCCAGGCATTAGGTATCACGACTCCCCTTGAATCTGTCTGGGATAAAATCCCTTTCAGTTTCGTCTGCGATTACTTTTTTAGGGTCGGTGAACTGATTGAAACGGTATCTCATATGGATTCGTCGCAAGACGGCCTTTATGGGAAAGTATGCGACATAGCCCAAGTTTGGGCGACGTCGAAAGCATTCGATCGTTACGCTACTATCAAAAATAGTGGGCGTGCTTACGATTATGCTAGATACATGTCGATAGAACAATTGAGCTTTGGCGAATGCCATTACCAATCTTCTATCTTCTACCGAAATTCAATCGATATGTCCGACAGCTCGGGATTCTGGGATAAAGGAGGTTTTTGGAACCCTCGTTTATCTTCTACAAGGAAACGGACTCTCCTCGAAATGGCGCTATTACGCACCATGTGAGTTCAAATCAGTTAACCTTATAAAAGAGGTCTTTATGTCCTTGGTATTATATGCCGCTGGCTCTACCGCTAATCACTCTTACGTCGTTCGTTCAACCGGTGTTGATAAAATAGAAATGGTCGAAACTACCGTTGGTAGTTTATCCGATCCATTGCTATTGACTCAATCACTTTCGTTGAAAGGACCAAACGCTCAGGGTAATCAGCGATATTCCGTCAGCATCCGCAGGAACGTTACAGATCCTGCAACAAAGTTACCCTATACTGGATCGGTCGCTACGACGGTTTCTATACCGAAGAACGGCACCTTCACAGTAGGGATGGTCAAAGACCTATGCTCAGAAATGGCATCGGTCCTCGGCGCATGCAAGGCGTATGGAGCCTCAGGAACTGTGGTATCAGGTTGTACTGATACTTCAGCATTCCCTGAGTCCATTGCCAACATGCTCTTTGTTGGACAGTAGTCCGGAAAACGCGAGGGACGTGTATCCCTTAGGATTGTAAAACCTTTATGGAGTCACAACCATGAAGCAATACAATTTAGAGCAGGAGACCTTAATTTTTAAGGCCCTGCGAAAGTGTATCACCGCGGATCTCATCCGCAACGGTATCCCTTCTGCATTAGC